AACAGTTAAAAGAAAGTTTAAAGGATTCGATGCTAGAGTTGTTCAGCATGAGTTCGACCACCTTAACGGAATACTAATTACGGATAAAGGCAAAGTAGTAAGAGTATGATTTATTGGAATGGGTGTAGCTTCGTTCAAGGAGCAGAGAATGAATTCCACCAACAATTTCCTACATTAGTTGGGAAACATTTTAATTCTGACTGGTGGAGAAATTCTAAAGTTGGTGGTAGTAATGACAGAATTTGGAGAACTACTATGGACGATATGATTAGACAACCAGCAAAATTAGTTATCATAGTATGGTCTGGAATAAATCGTTTTGAATATCTTACTAAACAAAACACTTGGAGAAGTGCAGTATGGATAAACCATAGATTTAACAAGATAACATTAGAAATGCACCCAAAGAGCGAGATACATTTTCACCCTGATATGACACTAGAGCAATGGAAAGCAATACAAGGAATGGGGACAAAAGTTAGAAATATGAGGAGTAACCTCATAGAAACTCTGAATTATATGATAAGTATAAAATATTTTTTAGAGGCAAAAGGAATACCTTATTTATTTTACAATATGTCTAATGGACAGATAAGTTGGGTTAGAGATAAATTAAACGAACAAAGAAAAGAGGGAGCAAACATAGTATGGGACGTAGAGCATATGAAAGAAAAAGATTATTATGCAGAGCTACCCTTCTTAGAAGAGGAAGCTTTCTATGATATGTGCAAGAAAGCAAAGGTGCCATTCGGACCGAAAGACCACCCACTAAAGGAAGGTAATAAGTTGATGGCAGACAGAATAATAAAGGATATATACAAGTATGGATATGATAAAATCATTACTAAATAAATTAGAAGCGTTATGTTTCTATTTAAGACATCGTTGGTCTTATGAAGAAGATACCCACATCTACGAGGAGGACTAAATTTTAGTCTCAACTTTTGGTAGCAATTTCAAAAATAGTTCTTGACACAAGCCCAAAAATTATATATAATATATTATATATTTGAGAGAGAGAAGATTAAGTGAAACAAATTATACCGCCAACTGATTGTCCTACTTGTGGTTCATACCTCGAGTTAGTAAACGACCAGTTGTTCTGTCGCAGCACTTCGTGTTCGGCACAATGGGATAAGAAGTTAGAAGGCTTTACTTCAACGCTCAAAATAAAGGGCTTCGGCCCTTCAACAATAAATAAATTGCAAATCCAAGATTATGCAGAAATTTATCAACTTACTGTAGAAGAAATACAGAATAGATTGGGTAGTCAAAAGATTGCCGAAAAGCTAGTAGCAGAACTCGAGAAGTCGAAATCGAGTAAACTTCAAGACCTACTTCCAGCTTTTAGCATACCACTGATTGGTCGTACTGCCTCTGCTAAGATATGTAGTGTAGTATCTCATGTAGAAGAAATAAACGAGTCAACTTGTAGCAAGGCAGGACTTGGACCAAAAGCCACAGAGAACTTACTTAACTGGTTAGAGACCGAGTACTACCCTGAGTCTTACAAAGACAACTTACCGTTCAATTGGAAAAATAAAATAGTAGAAAAGAAAGAGGTCATAGGTGTCGTGTGTATTACAGGGAAGTTGAAAAGTTATCCTACAAAGGCTCATGCCCAAAAGGTTTTAGAAAGCAAAGGATTTGTAGTTAAATCAAGTCTGACAAAAGACTGTACTCATCTCATAAATGAGTCTGGAATTGAGTCAGCCAAAACACAGACAGCTCGTGACCGAGGTGTCATTATAATAAATAATATAGTGAAATTTTTAGGAGAATATTAATCATGGCATTACCAAAATGGACTGATGAAAGAACTCAACAACTAACAGATTTTGTTGGGTCAGAAAGCCCTGTTTCACAGGCAACAGTTGCTAACGCAGCTGACGAACTAGAAACTTCAGTAAGAAGTGTATCTAGCAAATTAAGAAAAATGGGATTCGATGTTGAATTAGCTTCAGCTTCTCAAAGCAAAGCTTTCTCAGACGAGCAAGAATCTACATTATCTAACTTCGTACAAGACAACAGCGGTAGCTACACATACGCAGAAATCGCTGAAAACTTTGAAGGTGGAGCATTTAGTGCAAAATCTATTCAAGGTAAAATCTTGTCAATGCAACTTACAGAGCATGTTAAACCTGCTCCTAAAGTTGAGACAGTTAAGTCTTACAACGAAGACGAAGAAGCAACATTCGTTTCAATGGTAAACGATGGTGCATACATTGAGCAAATCGCAGAAAGCCTTGGCAGAAGCGTTAACTCAATTAGAGGTAAAGCATTATCACTACTTAGAGCTGGTGAAATCAATGCTATACCGAAACAAGAGCACACCACTGGTTCAAGTAAAGCTGACCCTTTAGCAGACATGGATATTTCAGACATGTCAGTTGAAGATATTGCTGATGAAATCGGCAAAACTGTAAGAGGCGTGAAAACAATGCTTACAAGAAGAGGCTTACAATGTGCAGACTACAACGGTGCAGCTAGAAAAGAAATAGGTTAACAACTAATTTCGCATGGGTAAGTGGGCTTCCGTTCACTTGCCCTTTTTTGTTTTGGGAGAGACAAGTTGACTTTAGAAAGTGCATTATTAAAACAGATAATATCGAACAGTGAATTTGGGACATGGAATAGTCTCAAGGAACACTATTTGCCTGAAGGTGAGTACCGAAAAATATGGAAAATAGTTGATAAGCATGTTCATAAATATCATGCACTCCCTACTTTCGAAGACCTCAAACTAGAGATTCGTTCTAGGGAATTACAAGAAAAAGTATTCGCAATAGAAACTGTAGAGACAGATGTTCCAAGCGAATTACTTTTAGATTATCTAAAGAATCAATTCACTCAAAATGAAATACTTCATAGAGTCGAGAACTTTGTAGAAAATCAGATTGCGATAGGCGATGCTCGTGAGAACATTGACTTATTACAAGAGATAGTAGTTCAGGTTGAAGACCAAGTCGAGACCTCAGATGATAATGAAAGTATGGAAACTATTGAGTTATTTGATAGTGAGGAGGACTTAGCTAAGTTCCTTCCACTAGGTCTGAATCAAGAGTATGATTTAGACTACACATTCTCTCCCAAGGACTTGGTCGTTATTGGCGGACAGCGTGGTGGTGGTAAGTCTTTTACCTGTTGTAATGTAGCAGTGGCTGCTCAGCAGAAACAAAAGTCAGTACTATACTTCACAATCGAGATGGATAGTAGACAAATACTTCAAAGAGTTTGTGCTATTGCGACAGGTGTTCCTACCAATCGTGTTAAAACTAAAAATCTCTCTCCTCTGGAGTGGGATAAAGTTGCAGAATGGTGGGCTGATAGATTTGACAATGGTGGAGAAGCTTTGACCAATTATAAAGGTCATCGCGACTTCGATAAGTTCCATTACGAACTTACTCGTAATCCACTAGCAGATAATCCTCAGATAGATGTATTCTATGACCCTGCTCTTACAGTTGCTAAAGTTATTAGTACAGTAAGACAAAAACAAGCACAGCTCCCTGATTTAGGAATGGTAATAGTAGACTACCTAAACCAAGTTAGACGCCATAACGCCCCAGGTCGCTCAGGTCAATATGATTGGACTGAACAGATAGAAATATCTAAAAGTCTAAAACAACTCGCGCAAGAAACCAATATCATGGTTGTATCTGCGTTCCAAACAAATGAAAAAGGTGAGGCAAGATTCTCGAAAGGGATTCTTGACGCTGTTGATGCAGCTTATAGTGTACAGCATTGGGGAGATGCGGAGCCTTGTATCAAGTTCAAATGTGATAAAATGAGAAATGGAAAAGCAGAAACATTTGTGTCCGAAATGAATTGGGACACACTAAAGATTGGACCTCATACTGCACTTGACCCAGATGAAAAAGCCGAGTTAAAAGAAACCATGACAACAGGGGAAGATACATATGATTTATAGGGGGTGTAGCTCAGCAGGGAGAGCAACTGCCTTGCACGCAGTAGGTCGCTGGTTCGATTCCAGTCACCTCCACCAATTTAGGAGAAATACATGAATCAAGGACAAAAAGCAAATTTTAATGGTGAGTCATTTGAAGCAGTGTGTGAAAATCTACTACAAGAACACAATATAGAGTTTGAATCACAAGTGCCATACACTAACCTTTACGGAAG